AAGGGTGGTGACGTTAAAACGTCGCTTGAGTTCGGCAAGTTCTTCTTGGTAGGTGTAGGCGATGATGGTGTTGGCATGTTGGTTTTCGTTCAATAGTTCTTCTAATCTTTCAAACTTGTGCATGCTGTACCAAATTGGACGCTGGCTAGATACAAACTTGCCAGGCGACTCAGACGGCGTGGTCGTCGTGTCGTAAACAAAACCTGACGCCAGTTGCTGTAGCTTGCCCGTGACAACTGCGGCGTTGACAGCTGTGATGCCTTCCAGCACAAAGTCTTTTTTCATTGTGTTGTACGACGTCATGTCCATCGTGCAGGCCAACTCAACTGTATGCAACGGCGGCAACTTGTCCTTATACTCGCCTGCCTCCAAGACAAATGTGGCAGGCTTAATTACGTCCATGACCTTCTGAAGCGACCCTACTCTAGGCGCCCATTCGCCAAACTCTTTATTGATCAGCACAAAGTATTGCTGCATGAACGCGCCTTTGGATCGGCCAAGCAATGACTGGTCGACGATCTTGCACTGGCCAAAGACGTCTTCTAAACCGTTGCTGGTGAATGAGCCGGTCAAGCCCCAGCGCGTCGTCATGGGGTCAACCACTTTAAGGAACGCCTTGAAGCGTGTGCCTGATGGATTCTTTAATCTAGTTAGTTCGTCAAACACCACGCCATCAAAATTTAATTTTTGTTCGGCCAGCCATTGCAAGTTGTCGTAGTTGGTCACGACCACTTGGGCGTTGCTCTTGAGGGCGTCCAAGCGCTGCTTAGGTGTGCCAACGCACAGAGCCATGCTGATGCGGTCAGCCCACTTGGGGCGCTCAACTGGCCACACGTCTGTGCAGACGCGCTTAGGCGCCAGCACCAGCCAACGCTTGACGTGGCCGTCGCGGATCATCTCCCACATGGCCGTCAGCGTGATGGCGGTCTTACCCGCGCCCACTGGCGCCAAGATCATGGCGCGGTCATGCTCAAAGAGAAAGTCAGCGGCTGTCTCTTGATACGGTCGTAATGAAACCATCAATTTGTTCCTTAGTCCATAAACACGCATAGTTCTGACGCAGTAGCGCCATCTCTGTCTGAAATAGTTTTTGCAGTTCACTCAATCTGCCGCCTTTGGTTTTCAATTCCACAAACCACGTTTGACCATCGGGTAAACACGCAATGCGATCTGCTACACCTTTGCGTCCAGGCGAAGTAAACTTCCAAGTCCGGCCACCAATGCGCTGCACCGCCCAATCAAAATAAACTTCAATTTCTTTTTCTTTCATGTTGTAAAGTATACATGTAAAAAAGATTTGCACAACAATTATTTCTGTGCTAACATTCAAGTTCAACTCAGTAAAGGACAGTATGCTTCACTCAAATATCGTCGGCGGTAGCACCGCCAAGCGCGTCATCAACTGCCCAGGCAGTGTGGCGCTGGTGCAGAAAATGCCGCCAAGACCTTCAAGCAAATACGCTGACGAAGGCACACTCCTACACAACGTCATGGCCGAACTCATCATGGGTGATGAAGCCCCTGAGCATTACATTGGCGCACGTTACGAAGACCAAGTTTTGACGCAAGAATTGATTGATAATAAAATCAAACCAGCACTGGAGGCGCTAGATGCAATCGACCCACAGCGAGTCATGGAAATCGAGGCCGAGACAAGCGTCAATTTTGGTGACTTGCTTGACGGCGTGTTTGGGTCTACTGACCTTATTGGTCGTCTTGGCAATCGTGCCGTTGTATTGGATTGGAAATTCGGTGACGGCGTTATGGTCGAGGTTGAGGAAAACCCACAGTTGATGTTCTACGCGGCTGCTGCCATGCGCACGCCAGAAGCGCAGTGGGCATTTGAGGGTGTGACTGAGATTGAGTGCGTCATTGTGCAACCGCCTGAAGTGCGTCGCTGGGTGACAACGCCTGCGCGCATTGCTGAGTTTGAATTGCAGTTGGTGCAGGCGGTCAAGCAGGCAGAGAAGCCAGACGCAAAGCTGGCCGTGGGCGATCACTGCAAGTGGTGTGCTGCCAAGCCCATCTGCCCCAAGATGACCGGCGCTGTTGACCGCGCATTGAAGGTGCAGATTGACGCTCTGCCGGCTGCGCAGATCAGCACCTACCTTAAAAACGCTGACATGCTTGAGGAATGGATCAAAGACTTGCGCGCTCTTGCATTGCAGATGCTTGAGTCTGGCGCCAAGTTACCCGAATACAAACTGGTGGCCAAGCGTGCCATCCGGTCATGGTCAGACGACGAGAAAGCGAAAGTCGCTTTGTTCGCGTGTGGCCTCACAGAATCTGAAGTGATAGAGACAACTGTCGTCTCCCCCGCCAAGGCCGAAAAGGCGCTTAAAAAGCGCAAGATCGGCCTACCGGAAGACCTCGTGGTCGCCATTTCTTCAGGTAACACTTTGGCAAGCGTGGATGATCCACGACCCGAAGTAATGCTCTTGGGTAAGCAATTAAACGCTGCCCTTTCTAAACTACAGTAAGGAAAATCATGTCAAATTTAGTAACCTTCTCTCAAGCAAACTTGCCTGCCGTTTCAACTTTGTCTAGCGCTTTGCGTTCGATCCAAGCCGAGGTCGGCCCAGCCGGTGTTGTCATTATCAAGATGGACAAGACTGGCCACTGGGTCTTCGGTGCAGATCAAACCGAAGCGGAAGACGACGCTGTTTGGGCAGTTAATCCTTTCTCATTTGTGCATGGATTCATCGCTTGGGGCGATGGCGAAGTGCTGGGTGAGAAGATGGTGTCCGTCAGCCACCCATTGCCTGAGTTAGATGAGGCGCCACCTTCAGCCAAAAAAGGTTGGGAAACTCAAGTCGGCATGTCACTCAAGTGCATCTCTGGCGAAGACAAGGGCATGGAAGCGCGCTTCACCACCACGTCAGTGGGCGGTAAGCGTGCGGTTCAGACCTTGGCCGTGGCCTTGGCCGAGCAGGTCGAGAAAGACCAAACTAAGCCAGTGCCAGTCGTGCGTCTGAAAAAAGACCACTACGCTCACAAATCCTACGGCAAAATCTACACCCCAGTGTTTGAAGTTGTTGAATGGGTAAGCATGGATGGCGAGACACCAAAGGCCGATGAGCCAGCTTGGCCAACAGCCGAACAGGAAGCTGCTAAAGCGCCTGCACGCCGCCGCCGTTTAGCGTAACTTTCTGATGGGCGTTATGAGCGCCCATTGGAAAGGAGACGCCAATGCTTTGGTTAGATTTTGAAACGCGCAGTATGTGCGACTTACGCGCCAAAGGCGTGTACAACTATGCGCAGGATGCAAGCACCGACGTGTTGTGCATGTCGTATGCGTTTGACGACGAAGACGTGGTGACTTGGGTTCCCCCGGAGCCATTCCCAACGCGTGTGCGCAACTTTACCGGCCAGATCAGGGCGCACAACGCAGCGTTTGAGCGCCTGATTTTTTGGTATGTATTACAAATAGATTTTAAGTTGGAGCAGTTTTATTGCACTGCAACACAAGCCCGCGCCAACTGCGCGCCTGGCAGTCTGGAAGACGTTGGCCGCTTTGCTGGCGCGTCCATGAAAAAAGATCACAGAGGCGCGCAGCTGATCCGCTTGATGTGCGTGCCGCCATTCAAAGACTCGCCAGAACTGATGGCCGAGATGATTAAGTATTGTGAGCAAGACGTGCGCGCCATGCGTGCAATCAGCAAGGGCATGCGCGACTTGTCAGCTGAGGAACTGCTGGACTATCACGTCAACGAGAAGATCAACGACAGGGGCGTGCTGGTGGACGTACCGCTGTGCCACGCCGCAGTCAAGTACGCGTCAGACGAACTAATCGAGATTGAAGAAATTGTCAAGGAAGTTACCGAGGGCGCTATCACCAGCGTTCGCAGCCCCCGCATGCGTGAGTGGGTCTGGGATCGCGTGGACGAAGAAGCGCGCAAGCTGATGCAAAAGGACGACAAGGTCAGCATTGACAAAACCGTAAGAGCCAACCTTTTAAACTGTGATGGAGTACCACCCGATGTTCAAGAAGTCATTCAATGCGCAGACGACCTCTGGGCTTCGTCAGTCGCAAAATTCAGCCGACTTGCCGCTTTGGCAGATGTTGAAGATGAGCGAGTCCGAGGAGCGTTTGTATTTGCAGGCGGCTCTGCAACAGGCCGCGCATCATCCTACGGCGCCCAAGTCCATAACTTCACCCGCAAGTGCGCAGAGCAGCCCGACGACGTCAGGCACGCTATGGTCAGAGGACACGCAATCGTCCCTCGGTATGGAAAGCGCGTTACCGATGTTCTCAAAGGTATGCTCAGACCTGCCATCATCCCCGCCGCAGGCAAGCACCTTGTTGTGGCCGACTGGTCGGCCATCGAAGCGCGGGTCAACCCGTGGCTCTCAGGACGCGGCGCCAATAAACTGGAACTATTCCGCAGTGGGGAAGACGTCTATAAAGTTAATGCAGCCGCGACGTTCAACATTCGCGTCGATGACGTCACCGACGACCAGCGCCAAATTGGCAAGGTTCAAGAACTTGCCTGCGGATTTGCTGGCGGCGTGGGCGCTTTTGCTGCTATGGGCAGGGCTTATGGGATCAGTCTTCCTGAGCCAGTTGCCAAACGCATGGTGGATGGCTGGCGGCGCGCTAATTCTTGGAGCGTTCCTTATTGGTCGGCGCTTGAGGACGCATATACCAGAGCAATGCGAAACAAAGGGCGCGAGTTCAAAGCCGGCCTTATAACATATTTGTACGATGGTCTGCACTTGTGGTATGCCCTACCCTCTGGCCGTATTTTGTGCTACCCCTATGCCAAACTGGAATCAGAGGGCGTCAGTTATGCCAAAGCGGCATGGAAGCCGGCGCAAGATGCAAAAGAATGGCCACGCGCCCGTCTGTGGAAAGGCTTGGCATGTGAAAATGTAACGCAGGCAGTGGCCAACGATTTGCTTCGCCACGCCCTGCGCCAACTCGACGACGTTGTGCTGCATGTGCATGATGAGATTGTATTAGAGACGGCGAACCTCAACGCCGCAGAAGAATTAAAACGTGTGATGTGTACAGCGCCAGCATGGGCAGACGGCCTGCCTTTGAACGCTGAAGTAGAAACTATGAAAAGGTATGGCAAATGAACTTTCTTGATTTTTTAATTTCTTTGGCGCCAGAGGGTGAGACTGCGCTGATCGTGCGTCAAAAGCCCATTGGCAAAGAACTGCAATTCCACGCAGATGGTGCGATCAAATGCACATGGCCGGCTATGTTGCCTACCGCACGCATTAAAGACGACTGGGCGATCTACGGCAACACGGCCAGTTTTATCATCGACCGCTTTAAAGACGGCCACGTCAGCGCCAGCGCGGTTAACTGTGAGTATGTGCTGGTCATGGTGCTAGATGACGTGGGCACGAAGGCGGCCATCCCGCCACTTGAGCCTACATGGAAGATCGAGACGTCTGAGGGGTCATTCCAGTGGGGCTACGCGTTCTCAGAGCAGCCCACAAAGGCCGACTTCAGCGCGGCCATCAAAGCCATTGCCGACGCGGGTTACACCGACAAGGGCGCCATTAACGCCGTGCGCAATTTCCGCTTGCCTGGTTCGATCAACTTGAAACCAGACCGCAACAACTTCGCCGCCAAGCTGGTAGAGTTTCACCCAGCGCGTGACTTTACATTGGACCAAATTTGTGACGCGCTTGGCGTAGTGCCCGCGCCTGCTGACTCTGTTGGGTTCAAGCCGATCCGCTTGTCAGATGACGGCGCCGACGATGTAATGGCGTGGCTTAGTGGCCAGGGCCTGCTACTGTCTAAACCCAATCAAGAAGGCTGGGCCGGCGTGATGTGCCCCAATTCAGCCGAGCATACCGACGGCAACCCTGAAGGCCGTTACATGCCCGCCAACCGCGCTTACTGCTGCCTGCACAGTCATTGCGTTGAATACGGCTCTAGCGCGTTTCTGGAGTGGGTGTCAGAGAACGGCGGCCCCAAGCACGCCCCTGGCTTACGTGATGAACTGCTGACCTTGGCCATGGATCAAGCCCTGTCCAAGATCAAGCCAACCGAAGCATTCCCCGACGCGGCGGCGGCCATCATCGCCGAGGTCGAGCGCAAAGAACTGGGCCGCGTTGAGAAGGCGCAGTGGTATGAGCGCTTCGCCTATATTCAGGACGACGAGTCCTATTTTGATATGCAAGACCGCCGTGAGGTGTCGCGCAGCACTTTCAACGCTCTGTTTCGTCACATATCTTGCAATTCGATCCATGGCAAGCGCCCTAAGGTCGAGGCGTCAATTTGCTTTGATGAGAACCGCCAAAAGCATGGCGCCAAGGCGCTTGTGGGCATCACTTACGCCGCCGGCGAATCGGTCATTGTGGCCCGTGATGGTGACCTGTACGGCAACCGCTGGCGCGATGCTCGGCCCCCAGTGGCCGCCGGTGACATTGGCTTGTGGATGGATCATTGCAAAACGCTTGTGCCTGATCAGCGCGAACTTGATCACATTTTGAACGTGATGGCCTTTAAAATTCAATTTCCCGGCATCAAGATCAATCATGCCGTGCTGCATGGCGGCGACCAGGGGTCTGGAAAAGACACCATGTGGGCGCCGTTCATTTGGGCCGTTTGTGGCCCCCACCTTAAAAACCGTGGCCTGCTAGACAATGACACCATGAGCAGCCAATTTGGCTATGCCCTGGAATCTGAAATTTTAATTTTGAATGAGTTGAAAGAACCGGACGCCAAAGAGCGCCGAGCGCTGGCCAACAAATTAAAGCCGATCATCGCCGCGCCGCCTGAAATGCTGACAGTGAACCGCAAGGGCCTGCACCCTTACCAGATGGCGAACCGCGTGTTCGTGCTGGCGTTTTCCAATGACCCCGTGCCGATTAGCTTAGATTCTCAGGATCGCCGCTGGATGTGCGTCTGGTCGCACGCCCCGCGTATGACCGTCGACGCTGCCACCAAAATGTGGGCATGGTACAAAGCCGGAGGGTTTGCGGCCGTGGGCGCCTGGCTGCATGCCCGCGACGTCTCCGCGTTTAACCCTGGCGCTGCGCCCATGATGACCGAGTTTAAATTGAACTTGGTCGAGCATGGCATGAGCATGGCCGAATCGTATTTGGTGGAACTTATGCGCGGGCGCCTGGGCGAATTTTCAAAAGGCGTGGTGGCGTCTCCCTTCCATGCATTGTGTGACCGCGTGGCTGGCGCCGCTCCGGCCGGTGTGAAGGTTCCCCAGCCGGCCCTTCTGCATGCGCTTAAAGAGGCTGGCTGGGTCGATCTTGGCCGCGTCGCGTCGGGTGACTTTCAAAGTAAAAAACACATGTTTTGTGCGCCAGAGATGGCCGGCCGGCCTAAATCAGAATTGCGCCGCATGGTCGAGGATATACCGGCGCCCCTGGCCGTGCGCTTGGTGAAGTAAAAAAAAGGCCCCTATCGCTAGGGGCCTTGTGAGGATGGCAACTGCTACAGATCTAGCAGAATGATCAGTAGCCCAGCCAGTATAAGGGCGATTAGTAAAACCATCAATAAGCGCTCCGCATCGCTTCCATGGCCCCGCTTTGCATAAGCCGGCGCGCTTCGGGGCCTTCAGCCAGGGCCATTTTGTATTCATGCTCTGACACTTGGCCGCGCTCATACCTAAACCCAAGATCAACGTAATAATGGTCGGCATACGTGAGCGGCGCCCACGGCGCGATTATTTCCCGCATGAGCGGGTGTAGATTATCCTTCGTTTTCATATGTATCGTCTCCGGTGTAATAGGTGGTCGGCGCTTCGTTTAGATTTTCATAGAAGCCGGTTAACGTGTTTTCGCCGCCGTACGGCGCGCCCCGGCCCTGGTGGCCCCGGCCACTGTTTAGCGCGTAATAGCGCGTCACATAGTCGGCCGTAGAATAAAAATAGTCAGGAAAATAACGGCGCTCCGGACCCTTACTTTTTACGGTCCTATGCTTACCGGTGCATTTTGCATGATCCGCAAAAATGTCACGGTCGTCGTTGATTTTGTAGGCCGTGCGGCCAATAGTCACGGTTTTCATGAGTCCCAATCCTCAGTTGATAATTTAATATTACAAAAATCTTGGTGTTCGGTGTTGATGTGCTTGCGCATGAGCGCGCATATTGCATCAATCAATTTTCGGTCGACTAGGTCGTTGATTGTGAGAGTCGCGAACGGGTCCGCGTCTATGCCTTCTGGCGTAAAAGCATTACCCCGGTGAAAGGTCACCGTCGTTTTGTCATAATGGCTCATTTGATTCCTTTTAAATAGTGCAGCAGCCGCAGCACGGTGCGTCAATACACCGGCCGCGCGGGTTACGGTGGAAAACGGTCGGGCCATTGTCACCGTAAAAAACAACGCGAGAGTCGCCGGGTTCCTCGAGCCAGGCGCGGCGCGTTACGGTGTCAAATTTAATGTCATCGCCGGGGTTTATCCTGGCGCCGGACCGGCTACAGTGGCCGGGGTATTTTGCTCTCATGCTTTTTATCATGCTGCTAACCTTAAATTGATTGTGCGATGACGCGAACCGTGCGCCGGGAAACCTACAATAGCCGCGCGCTGGCGCTGGCAAAGCTGGCATGTCGCGCAGCTGACGTCGTCGCGCTGGGTCGCTGGGCAAACGACGACCGGCCGGCCGGCTGGCGTTTTTAGGTTTTCGTTTTGCGTTGACGGTAGGACGACGACGACCGGGCCGGCGTTTTGATCGGCCAAATAATCGGCGTCATTTAAATCATTGGCCGATAAGTTGACAGTAAAACCCCAATTATTGGCATGCCGGATCCATGCAATGCTGGCGGCGTCGCGATGATGCGAATAAGTAAACCCGCGTTTACCGGTGTTCGCGGCCACCAATTCACCCAGCTTTGCGGCGTCAATTGTGCCGTTTTGCTGGGGTAGATCGCCGGCTTGGTTATGGCGCCAAATTTGATTGTCGGGTAAGCGCGCGATTGTCTCGCAAAATTCACCCCAGGACGTGCCGCGCGTTTTCATAGATACGGCGGCCCAGTGTAGCGCCAGTGGCCCGCTGGCTGCGTAGCATTCGGCCTTCATTTTGCAATCAGCCGGGCAACTGTTGCGCTCGGTCGTTGACACTGGAATTGGGCCGGTTTTGACGTTCGCGCTTTTTAGTGTTAAGTGTACGTGCATGTTTTGCCCCTTGTTAACGTGATGCTGGCGCGCCGTTAGCGCGTGCGCGGGTGATTGCAATTTGAGCGGCGCGGTAAGATTTAAAAACGCGGCCGGGAAAAGTATTTGCGTCATCGGTCACATAGCATTCGGCGCGCGCAGCGCGGCCGTTGATGTACATGCCGTTATAGTATTTTGTAAACATAGCCGGCCCTTTATTTAATTAAAACGTCAAAATACGCCAGGGCGCCGACAGTGAGCGCGGCCGCGATAACGGCGGCCGCCAGGATATCTAAAAATAATGCTTTTTTCATGTTGTTTTGCCTTTATGTTATTGGCCGGTTTTGCGCCGGCCGGTTTAGTTAAACAATAAATTCAGGATGATTTGTCACACCGAATGCCAGCGCATGAGCGCGCAACGCTTCGGCGCTTTTTTGGCTGCGAGCGCAGCGAATGAGCGCAGATATAGCGCGCGCCACATAGTCCGGACCTAAGCCGGCTGCGCGGTATTTTGTAATCAATTGCAATTCGCGAATTTCAGATTTAGTCATTTTGGTCCTTAGGTTAGTTGATACCGGCTTTTCGTTTGCCAGTGTAGCTATTGTAAGGGAATTATTTACACTGTCAAGCATTTATTTGCAACTATGCAAAACTTGCATAATCTTGGGTCATTTGGGTCGCGCTTAGGTTATGCATTCGCGCTGCGATGACCTAAGCGCCAGCGCCCGCCAATATTGGAAAGCATTGTGTTTTAGGTCATTTGGGTCATTGTTTATAGATAACATCAATAATTTATATACTGTATATAAAGACAGTGTAACGCCATGTGGACAACTCTACCCGCGTCGATTTTTGCAGCGTGACAAAATGACCCAAATGACCCAAAGCCGGGGAATTCCCTGGGCGCCAGATCTGCGCTTTTTGGGTCATTTGGGTCAACAAAAAACAAATGACCCAAATGACCCAATGACAATGGCCACTGGCGCCAGCTTGCAATTTAAAACCGTGACCCAAATGACCCAAATGACCTAAGGCCGGCGGCCGGTCGCATTATGCAATGACCCTACAGCCAGAAGGGGTAGGGTAGGGCCGGCAGCATAGGGCCGACAAAAACGTACCGTTCGCGAACAATTTTTATTTTTTGTTGTAAACTAAAGGCTACGTGCAACCAGCATGGAGAGCCTATGTTCTATTCAATCCCATTCACACCGCGCAATGTGCAGGCGACAGAGTCGCGTTTAAAGGCGGTGTATGACGCTGCCAAACTTGGCCTCAAAGGCGATACGCTGGCCTTGGCCGCCGGCATGCTCCCCACCGAATACCGACAACTTACGCAACTTGATCCTGTTGTGGAGATGGCTGCGCAAAAAGGCAAAGCCGACGCTGAGATAGAGATGGCCAACATTGTCAGAGCCGCCGCGCTAGACGGCGACGCTAAGATGGCGTTAGAAGTTTTGAAGCACCAGCACGGCTGGGTGGCCAAGCAAGCCATATCTGTCGAGGTCGACCAGCGCATATCCATCACTGGCGCACTGGCCGAGGCAGCTAAAAGGCTAGATGTGATTGACGTACAGGCCAAGGAGCAAAATGCAATCGACCATATACAGCGCTGAAGACGAACAGGAGTTGATGGCACGCCTATGGGCGCCAGCCATCAAGGACAACCCACTGGCGTTTGTAATGTTTGCGTTTCCTTGGGGTCAGGCAGGCACACCGTTGGAACACTTCACTGGCCCGCGCAAGTGGCAGCGTGAAGTCTTACAGCAGATCACAGACCACATCAAACAGAACAACGGCAAACTGGATTACGACACCCTGAGAAGCGCCGTCAGTAGCGGGCGCGGTATTGGTAAGTCGGCCCTAGTCTCATGGATCACGATTTGGATGTTGTCCACGCGGATTGGCTCGACGACCATCATCTCGGCCAACAGTGAATCTCAATTAAGGTCAGTCACTTGGGCCGAGATAACCAAGTGGCTAGCGATGGCGCTTAACAGCCACTGGTTTGAGGTGTCAGCCACCAGGCTGATGCCGGCCAAGTGGCTCACGGAATTGGTCGAGCGTGATCTTAAGAAGGGCACGCGCTACTGGGGCGTCGAGGGACGGCTGTGGTCAGCGGAGAATCCTGATGCTTATGCGGGTGTCCACAACTTCGACGGTGTGCTGGTGGTGTTTGACGAAGCGTCTGGTATTGACGACAGCATTTGGGCGGTCACATCTGGATTCTTCACAGAGAACACGCCCAACAGGTTCTGGATGGCGTTCTCTAACCCACGGCGCAACACTGGGTACTTTTACGAAGCGTTTAACAGCAAACGGGAGTTCTGGTCGACCAAGGTGGTAGACGCCCGCACGGTCGAGGGTACAGACAAACAGGTGTACCAGCAGATCATTGACGAGTATGGCCCAGACTCAGCGCAAGCGCACGTCGAGGTGTATGGTCAGTTCCCGTCTGAAGGTGACGATCAGTTTATATCGGCTTTGCTTGTGGACGACGCGATGAAAAGGCCGGCGTATAAAGACCTATCCGCGCCAATTGTCATCGGTGTCGACCCGGCACGGTTTGGCGCTGACGCAACGGTCATTGCAGTGCGCCAAGGACGGGACATAGTCAGCATCCGGCGCCACCGGGGCGACGACACCATGACTGTAGTGGGGCATGTGATTGACGTCATAGAAGAATACAAGCCAACTTTAGTCGTGATCGACGAAGGCGGGTTAGGAGCCGGCATTGTCGACCGTTTGAAAGAGCAGCGCTACAAGGTCAAGGGCATCAACTTTGGTACTAAGTCTAAGAATCCCATTATGTATGGCAACAAAAGAGCCGAAATGTGGGGTGCAATGAAAGATTGGCTCAAAGGGGCGTCGATTCCGCTTGACAGATTTCTTAAAACTGATCTAATTTCGCCTATGATGAAGCCCGACTCTAAGGGTACAATCTTCTTAGAGTCGAAAAAAGACATGAAAGCGCGGGGCTTGGCCTCACCAGACGCGGCAGACGCGATCTGTGTGACGTTTGCATACCCTGTGGCCCACCGTGAGGCGCGTGAACCCACGCAGCGCCGCATGTATTCAGATCGAAGCGTGGTTGCAACTTCTTGGATGGGTAGCTAAATGGGAAAAAAGAGTGTTTCACTTTCTGTTGGCCGAGGCGAGAAGTTGCCAGTGTCCAAGGGTGCAGGCTTGACCGAGAAAGGACGCGAAAAGTACAACCGTGAAACAGGCTCAAACCTCAAAGCGCCAGCGCCTAACCCCAAAACCAAGGCAGACCAAGGCCGTAAAGATTCATTTTGTGCAAGAATGGGCGCAGTAGCGGCCAACGCCAAAGACGGTGAACGCGCTAAAGCAGCCCTTAAACGATGGAAGTGTTAGTATGAAAAAGCCCGGACTTTATGCCAATATCGCAGCAAAACGTGAGCGCATAGCCGCTGGCTCCAAAGAAAAGATGCGCTCCCCTGGCGACAAGGGCGCACCGACTGCCAAAGCGTTCAAAGAATCTGCTAAAACAGCAAAGAAGAAATAATCATGCCGTTGGTCAAATCTAAATCACCCGAAGCCTTCCGCAAGAACATCAAAGCTGAAGTCAAAGCCGGCAAACCCGTCAAGCAGGCCGTGGCAATAGCTTATTCGGTCAAACGCGAAGCCTCAAAAGCAAAGAAGAAATAACATGGCAGACCCAACAGGCATGGTTGCCGCTGCGAACGTAGCAGCTGGTGGCAAACCCCCCAAAAGTGACTCTGACATACTGACCGTCGCACGCGCACGTTTGGACATGGCTGTTTCTGCCCTTGCTGAGTCACGCGAAGACGAAATCGACGATCTGCGCTTCTACGCAGGCTCTCCTGACAACCATTGGCAGTGGCCTGCTGACGTATTGGCCACCCGTGGTGCGGTACAAGGTCAAACGATTAACGCTCGTCCTACTCTAACGATCAACAAACTGCCGCAACACGTTCGTCAGGTGACGAATGACATGCGCCAGAACAGGCCAGGCGCTAAAGTCATTCCGGTTGACGACGATGCTGACGTTCAAGTTGCAGAAATCTTCAACGGCATGATTCGCCACATTGAATACATTTCTGATGCGGACGTAGCTTACGACACTGCCTGCGAGAATCAAGTGGCTTATGGTGAGGGTTACATCACCCTGATGACCGAGTATTGCGACCCCAACACGTTTGATCAAGACATTAAGATTGGCCGTATTCGCAACTCGTTTTCGGTTTACATGGATCCTTTGATTCAAGACCCAACGGGTGCAGACGCTAAATATTGCTTTATCACTGAAGACCTGACCAAAGCTGAATACGAGCGTCAATACCCAGACGCTGCGCCTATTTCTACGCTTCAGTCTTTGGGTGTAGGCGATCAGTCAATCAGTAACTGGCTGAACGAAGACACTGTTCGCATTGCCAGTTACTACTACATTGATTACGAAAAAGCCAAGCTGAACATGTACCCTGGCGGGCAGACTGCCTTTGAGGGTACGGCTGAAGACAAACAGTTTAAGATGATCTACGGCAAGCCCAAACGCACGCGCGAGTCGGTTAACCCTAAAGTCAAGTATTGCAAGATCAACGGGTATGAGATTCTTGAGCAGAACGATTGGGCGGGCAAGTGGATTCCTGTCATCCGCGTGGTTGGCAATGAATTTGAGGTTGACGGTCGCTTGTACGTGTCAGGCTTGGTACGTAACGCCAAAGATGCCCAGCGCATGTACAACTATTGGGTGTCACAAGAGGCTGAAATGCTTGCTTTGGCGCCTAAAGCACCGTTTATTGGCTACGGCGGTCAGTTTGAAGGCTACGAAGACAAGTGGAAGACGGCTAACACAAACAACTGGCCTTATTTAGAGGTCAATCCAGACGTTACAGACGGCCAAGGCGCCGTCTTGCCACTACCCCAGCGTGCGCAGCCACCAATGGCCTCCAGCGGGCTATTACAGGCCAAAGCAGGCGCATCTGAGGACATTAAATCCACAACGGGCCAGTACAACGCTTCTCTTGGCATGGGTTCTAACGAGCGCAGCGGAAAAGCCATCCTTGCACGCCAGCGCGAAGGTGATGTAGGCACGTACCACTACGGTGACAACCTGACTAGAGCAGTTCGTCACGTTGCCCGCCAACTGGTTGACCTGATTCCTAAGATTTACGACACACAACGTATTGCCCGCATCATTGGTGAAGACGGCGAGACAAAGATGGTCAAGATCAACCCTGAACAACAGGAGCCAGTCAAGAAGATTGTGGATGAACAGGGTATTGTCATAGAGAAAATCTACAACCCTGGCGTTGGTAAGTACGACGTGGTGGCCACGACAGGCCCAGGCTACGCAACAAAACGTCAGGAAGCATTGGAGGCCATGGCTCAACTGCTTCAAGGCAACCCACAGCTGTGGCAAGTAGCCGGCGACTTGTTTGTTAAGAACATGGACTGGCCTGGCGCACAAGAGATGGCCAAGCGATTCCAAAAGACCATTGATCCTAAGTTCTTGGAAGACGGCGACGAAGACCCAGCATTGCAGGCAGCCCAGCAACAGATTCAAGCTATGGGTCAGGAGATGGAACAGATGCACAGCATGCTTCAAAACGTGCAGCAGTCCATGGAAATGCAAGACATGGAACGCAAAGAGTTTGAGGCTCAGATCAAAGCATACGACGCAGAAACCAAGCGAATTAGCGCAGTCCAAGCTGGTATGACTGAAGAACAAATCCAAGACATTGCCATGGGCGTGGTGGCTGCGGCCATGGAGTCACAAGTTATGATGATGCCATCTGTTCGTGAAGCTGAAGAAATGCCCCCACAAGGAATGCCACAATGAAAGCCGCTGATTTTTTAGGTTTATTGTTTCTGGCCAGAGACGTAGCGCACAGTGTTCACTTGAACACCCGAAGCTACTCTAAGCATCAAGCCCTTAACATTTTCTATGACCGCATTATTGGCGTAGCAGATGATTTTGCTGAAACCTATCAAGGCAGGCATGGACTTATTGGGCCAATCACTTTGAATTCGCCTAAAAAAACAACCAATATCATTGAGTTTTTAGAAGATTCACTTGCCCAAGTTGAGGCCGCACGTTATGAAGTGTGCGATAAAAGTGATACAACCTTGCAACAATTGATTGATAATATCATTGAGGTTTATCTCCGAACTTTATACAAACTTCGTTTCTTGGCATAAGGAGCCACCATGTCTAACTACACCGCCATCACAGCCACAACGCAAATCAAACGCGACGCTGGCAAACTTAACGGTATTTTTGTGAGCAGCGCTTCTAGCACGCCCACCATCACGGTCTATGACTCATATTCTTCGAGCGCGTCTGACCCCGTGGTTTTGGCGACGTTTACGCCTACCGGAAACACAATGCACAACTTTTTTCAGGGTTTGTTTGTGAACAAAGGCATCTACGTTGTGATCAGCGGTACAGTTTCAGCCACCATCTCTTACGAATAAGGGGCATATCTTGGCAGACGTAAAAATATCCCAACTGCCAAGCGCGTCTACGCCGCTGGCAGGGACTGAAGAAATTCCATTAGTCCAAAGCAGCACAACCAAAAAGATCACGGTCAGCAACTTGCTGACTTCTGCCAATCTAGGCACACCAAGCGCAATCAATCTGGCCAACGCCACCAATGTGCCTATGGCACAAGCCTCTGGCGTGTTGCCAGTGGTTAACGGCGGCTCTGGTACGGCTACACCTAGCATTGTGGCTGGCACAAACGTCACAGTGTCTGGCACTTGGCCAAATCAGACAATTAATTCAACTTTCAGCGGTGCGGTCACAAGCGTCACAGGCACAGCGCCTGTCGTGTCGTCTGGCGGTACAACGCCTGCGATCAGTATGGCTGCGGCCACCACATCGGTGAATGGCTATTTGACTTCTACCGACTGGACAACTTTTAACAACAAACTGACTTCTGGTGGCGCTCTTGGCACACCCTCAAGCGGTACAGCAACAAATTTGACCGGCCTGCCACTTTCTACTGGCGTGACTGGCCTACTTCCAGTCGCAAACGGTGGTACAGGCACAGCAACGCCAGCACTGGTGGCAGGAACTAACGTCACCATCACAGGTTCTTGGCCTAATCAAACAATCAATGCAACTAATTCTGGCACAGTCACATCAGTCAGTGGTACAGGCACAGTCAACGGCTTAACCCTAACAGGCACTGTCACAACAACTGGCAGTCTGACATTGGGCGGCACACTTGATCTGTCTAGCCCTCCCGCCATTGGTGGAACGGTTGCAGCAGCAATTACAGGCACGACAATTACAGCAAGCACAAAGTTTGTTGGTACTAATTTTGATGCAGCGGGTTCTGGTGGTGGTGGTTTAAGAACTTCAAGTGGTGCAAATTGCTTGCAATGGGGCGGTGGCGGTGGTGTTAACTTGACGCTAGATGGCGCATTTAACATGAACCCCGCCAATGCAAGTATTTCTATTGCTCCCACGGGTACTGGAACTTTGACGATCAACCCTGCAACTGCGGGTACGATCAACAACATGGCCATTGGTGGTACAACACCAGCTGCTGGCGCATTTACTACTTTGTCAGCAACATCAGCTATTGCGGTAACTTCTGGCGGTACTGGCCAGACGTCTTACACCGACGGCCAACTGCTGATTGGTAACAGCACTGGCAATACGCTGACAAAAGCGACATTGACTGCGGGAACAAACGTAACGATTACCAATGGCAATGGAACAATTACCATTGCTGCCACTGGTGGCGGTGGATCAGGTGATGTTGTTGGCCCTGCATCCTCTACAGACAATGCTTTAGCCCGTTTTGACACAACCACAGGAAAGTTGCTTCAGAACTCTGTTGGTATTTTGAGTGATACAGGTGCTATTTCTGGTTTGACAGATATTAGTGCTTCAGGTTCTGTAACCCTCTCAGGAGGCACAGCCAACGGAGTAACCTATCTCAATGGTTCAAAGGTTCTGACAAGTGGCTCTGCGCTTAATTTTAATGGGACAAGTTTAGCGGTTGGTGATACTGCGGCAAGTGCCGATGGAAGCAGTCTTTACATTTATGGAAATCTACCTGCGAGCACACAACTTGGTATAAAGATTGGTGGTAATGCAAATTCATATACCCAACAAGCCATTCGTTTTTACGATACTTACTTTGGTGCGTATGCGGGGTTTCTTGGCTTCACAACAAACTCATTGACATTTGGTCAAGGCACAACAGAAGGTATGCGCCTCACCTCAACAGGGTTGGGTATTGGTACAAGTTCTATCGGTGAAAAATTGGTTGTGTCAGGCAGTGCCTCTGTGAATGTTTACAAGTTACGCTCAAATACTTCTGCACCAGCATCAACAGACGCATTTATTTATCGTCCGGCTGATAACACTATTGGGTTTGGTACGGGAAGTGCAGAAAAAATGCGCCTCGACTCCTCAGGCAATCTAGGCTTGGGAGTTACTCCGAGTGCTACAAATACAAGTTACAAAGCACAAGAAATTGGATTTGTTGGTAATGGGCTAATTGGGTTTGGCGCTAATGATTTTGCTATGTCATCAGGTGCTTATTATTCGTCTTCTGGTTGGAAGCATAGCGCAACAAACAGTCTTGGCGCATCGTTCTACGAACAATATACTGGTCAACATATTTGGTATAACAAAACTGCTGTTTCTCACACAGCAGGAGACGCTATCACCTTTACTCAGGCGATGACTCTGGATGCAAGTGGGAATTTATTTTTAGGTGTCACATCATCAGCAGCAGGTCGTTTAGCAATTAAAGATGTAGCAGGAAGTGGCAACAATATTTGGTTGGTCGGTCGTTCATCTGATGGCACATCTTCTGTCAGTTTTAGAAATAACGCTGATACTGCTTATAACGCTCGTATTGAATGTTTTGATACAGGGATAATGACGTTTGGCACTGGAACATCAGCCACAGAACGAGCCAGAATAGACTCTAGCGGTAACTTGCTAGTAAACAGTACAAGCACACTAAATGCTGTATTTAGTGTTACTGCTAAAAGTGGAATTTCGGCTTGTTCTTTAAGAGTTGAGACTGATGGTGATTATGGGTACACATTTAAAAATGCTTCCAATACTTTTGTTGGGGCAATTGGTGTTAATTCTTCATCAACTTCTTATGTCACTTCATCGGACTACCGCCTAAAGAACACTATTGCACCAATGACAGGTGCTTTGGCTAAAGTGGCATTACTCAAGCCAGTTACCTATAAATGGAATGTTGATGGTGCTGATAGTCAAGGTTTTATTGCTCACGAATTGGCTGAAGTTGTGCCAGAGTGCGTAACAGGTGAAAAAGATGCAATAGATGCTGAAGGCAATCCTATTTATCAAGGCATCGACACATCATTCTTGGTGGCTACTCTCACATCAGCTTTGCAAGAGTTAAACGCAAAATTTGAGGCTTATGTTGCCTCACACCCTTAATCTCTAAAGGACTAACATGACTACCACTTGGACAATCTCACAACTTGACCGCAAAACAGCAGATGGTTTTGTAACAACCGCCCATTGGCAAGCCACAGCAGTAGATGGCGAACACACAGCATCCATCTATTCAACTTGCTCATGGGCAGATGGCACAGTCAACACGCCTTATGCAGACCTGACACAAGCCACAGTCCTTGGATGGGTTTGGGAATCGGTTGATAAGCAAGCAACAGAAGATGCTCTAGCGGCTCAGATTGAAGCTAAAAAGAATCCTGTAACTGCACAGGGTTTGCCTTGGTAAAACAGGAAGCTGTCGCCTGATTTCGACAGCACATTAAAGGAAATACTATGGGCGAGAAAAAAACAACCCCCGTAACTATTGACGACGTTCAGTACCAATTTGAAGACATGACACCAGAGCAACAAACCTTGCTCAACCATGTCGCGGATTTAGATAGAAAACTGGCAAGTGCCAAGTTCAATGTCGATCAAATCCAAGTTGGCCGTGACGCATTTTTTAGAATGTTGAAAGAAGCGTTGACGCCCAAAGCAGAATTGCAGTAATATGTAAACTGTACTGGCCCAGTAGACCAGGGATTCTTAGAGAATCAAAATGGACAATGAAATCTTAGCGGTAGTACCCGCGCCGGAACAGGAAGCAACGGCTGCCCCTGAACCCGAAGTTAATACGCCGGAAGTATCGACAGAGCAGACTGACCAGCCAGCGGAAAAAACTTATACGCAAGCTGAAATCGACGCAATGATCGGTAAGCGCCTCGCAAGAGAACAGCGCAAATGGGAAAGAGATCAGGCCACAAGAGTAGCAGAAACGCAAACCTTGAGGTCTATGCCAGCGGAAGCACCAAGTGCTGACAGTTTTACAAGCCCTGAAGAATATGCGCAAGTATTAGCACTTCAGAAAGCCCAAGAACTTGTCGCCCAACGTGATGCCGCAAAGCAACAAGCCGAAATCATGGAGGCTTATGCCGACAGTGAGGAAAAGGTCAGGGATAAATACGACGACTACGATCAGGTAGCCCGTAACCCTAACGTGCCAATCACTGAGGTAATGGCTGAAGCGATTTATGAATCTGACGTTGGCCCCGAAGTAGCTTACTACTTAGGCTCGAACGTCAAAGAAGCGGCAAGAATCTCCCGTTTATCGCCTTTCATGCAGGCAAAAGAGATTGGAAAGATTGAAGCTAGATTAGCCTCTGATCCTCCGGTCAAAAAAACTTCAAACGCGCCAGCGCCGATTAGTCCGGTAACAGCACGTTCAAACGGCGCTCCGAGCCATGACACGACTGACCCAAGGTCAATCAAGTCCATGACAACCTCGCAGTGGATCGAAGCTGAACGTGTTCGCCAGATTAAAAAGTTGGAAGCGCAACGCAACCGCTAATTTTTTGAAAGGACTAATATGTCTAATAGTATTCTGACGATTGACATGATCACCCGTAAGGCTCTCGAAATTCTTGAGAACAACTTGGTGATCACCCGTAACGTAAACCGCCAGTATGACGACTCTTTCGCTGTTGAAGGCGCAAAGATCGGCTCCACACTACGTATCCGTTTACCTGACCGTGCTTTGGTTACTGACGGAGCCGCCTTGCAAGTTCAAGACGACAACGAACAGTTCACCACACTGACTGTTGCTTCACAAAAGCACATTGGTGTTAACTTCACATCTGCTGAATTGACCATGCAATTGGACGACTTCGCAGAGCGTGTGTTAAAGCCTCGTATCAGCCAGTTGGCATCTTCTATCGATGCAGACGTGGCCAATGCGTACAAGTCTATCGGTAACACCGTTGGCACACCTGGCACTACGCCCTCAACTTCTTTGGTTCTCTTGCAGGCCCAGCAGAAGCTGAACGAAAACGCCGCCGTGATGAACCCCCGTTACGCCACCGTCAACCCAGCCGCTAACGCTGGTTTGGTTGAAGGCATGAAGGGTTTGTTCAATCCTACAGACACCATCAGCAAGCAGTTTAAAAACGGCATGATGGGCACTGGTGTTCTCGGCTATGACGAAGTCAACATGTCTCAGTCTATCAAGCAGCACATGACTGGCTCACGCGTTGCTACTGGCAACTCTGTGACCACTACTGTGTCGTCTGAAGGCGCTGCTAGCATTGCTTTGACAATCGGCAATGGTTTGACAGTTAAACAAGGCGACGTGTTCACTGTTGCTGATTGCTTTGCTGTTAACCCACAGACCCGTGAGTCCACTGGTTCTTTGTTCCAGTTCGTAGCTTTGGCTGATGCAACTGCCACTGGCACTGCAATCGTTGTGACTGTTGCTCCTATTTACACTTCTGCCAATGCTTTGGCCACCGTGGACAGTTTCCCTGTCGCTGGTAAGGCTGTCGTGTTTGTGGGTGCTGCATCTAGCCAGTACGCTCAGAACTTGGTTTACCACAAAGATGCGATCACGTTCGCCACTGCTGACTTGTTGTTGCCCCAAGGCGTCGACATGGCTGCTCGTGCCGTTCACAATGGTATTTCTTTGCGTGTGGTTCGCCAGTACGATATCAACAACGATCGTATGCCTTGCCGTATTGACGTTTTGTATGGCTTTAGCACAATTCGTCCACAAATGGGCTGCCGCATCTGGGGCTAATTTAAAACCCCTTAGGGGGTTTTAATTCTTAACATCTTTTTTAAGGAAATTATCATGGCATTACCTAATGGCGCAGGCGGTTACCAAGTTGGTGCAGGCAACCGTCAAGAAACTATCATGGGCGCAATGGCCGCCCCTCAGACAGCTACGGCTACTGCAACCCTAACGGCAGCGCAGATTTGCAATCAGATGTTGGTGGCTAACCCCTCCACATCTGCTGCAACATACACGCTACCTTTGGGCACAGCAATCGACGCAGCAGTTCCTAATGCTACTGTTGGCAGCACATTTGACTTGTCAATTGTCAACATCGGCACTAGCTCTGGCGCGGTGACTTTGGCTGTTAATACTGGTGTATCCGATGGCGGTAACGCTTTGGTTGCTATCGCTGTAACAACTAGCCAATTGTTCCGCTTCCGTAAGACCGGCGACGGTACTTACGTTGTGTATCGTTTGGGCTAAATTTAATGGGGGCTTCGGCTCCCATTTTTAAAGGAAACAAATCATGCCAAATACAAAAGCTGTAGGAGTCGCGTATAGCGATCCTGAATTTGAAAGCGTAACCGTTACTGGCGCGTCAGCGCTGCAAGCGGTAACCGCTACGACCATAACTGCTACGACCGTAACTGCTACGACCGTAACCGGCACGTCAACTGGCGCTATTCGCCTACCTGTTGCTGCTGTTGCAGCGGCTGGCACTAATCAAGGCACTGCTGCTGCACTAGCTGAAGGTATCAATGTCGTTTCGGCGGCAGACGGTACTAAAGGCGTGATTTTGCCAACAGCGGTAGCTGGTATGGTAATTATCGTTAAAAACACTGCTGCTGGCGCGTTGAATATTTATCCCGCTACTGGCGGGGCAATCAATGCGGTTGCGGCTAACGGTGCATATAGCATAACAAACCTTACCAGTTCGTTGTTGGTAGCGTCTTCTACTACTCAATGGTATTCTGTTCCATTAGTAGCATCCTAACCAAAAGGGGGCTAATCACCCCCTTTCTACTATGAACATTACAATGACTCACCCTGTCCATGGCGCTAAAGTTGCCACAATGGATTTAGAGGCTGAAGAAGATGAAAAAAATGGCTGGATTCGTTATAATCCAGACACGCCTGTTCAGGTGGCTCCCGTAAATACATTGGAGATTAAGCGCCGCCGTAAATCGGTAGAGGAAGCAACTGAAGGAGTCTGAACATGGCAACGTATACCGCTGGCGATCAAATCAACCGCGCTTTGCGCTTGTTAGGTATATTGGCCGAGGGTGAAACGCCCTCCGCATCTATGTCGCAAGACGCTTTGATGGCGATGCAACAAATGATTGACAGTTGGAACACTGAGCGTTTGTCAGTGTTTTGCACAGAAGATCAAGTCTTTACTTGGCCTGCAAGTTTTATCAGCCGCACTCTTGGCCCAACAGGTGACTTTGTAGGCAACCGCCCCATTTTGCTTGACGATGCAACATACTTCAAAGCGCCTAGTGGCGTGTCGTATGGCATTAAGATGATCAACCAACAGCAGTACAACGGTATTGCTGTTAAGACAGTTACGTCTACGTTCCCACAAGTTATGTGGGTGAACATGACGTTTCCTGATATTGAGATATACCTCTACCCAAGACCCACACAAAACCTAGAGTTTCACTTTGTGTCGGTGCAAGAATTAGACAGACCTGTTAATTTGTCAACGGTTTTGCACTACCCCCCAGGCTATCTGCGGGCGTTTACCTACAACTTGGCCATGGAGTTTGCCCCTGAGTTTGGCGTTGAGCCAAGCCCACAGGTTCAGCGTATTGCCATGACTTCTAAGCGTGATCTGAAGCGCATCAACAACCCAGATGATGTGATGGCCTTGCCTTATGCATTGGTGGCTAACCGCCAGCGTTTCAACATCTATGCCGGTAACTATTGATGAAAACGCCAATCCTTGGCTCAAGCTACGTTGCCCGCAGCATCAACGCTGCCGACAACCGCATGATCAATTTGTTTCCGGAGGTCATTCCTGAAGGTGGCAAAGAGCCTGGCTTTCTGAACCGCGCCCCAGGCTTGAAACTCCAAAGGGCTGTGGGCACTGGCCCTATCCGCGCATTATGGTCACACCAGACCAATGGCGCAGATTTCTATGTCGTGTCAGGCACTGAGGTCTATAAGATGACTAGCCTAACAGCCACGCCAGTTAAGTTGGGCGATGTGGCTGACGGTGGCCCTGTGTCTATTGCTGACAACGGCACTCAGTTGTTTTTTGCCTGCAACGGCCCTAGTTACATCTACAACGAAGCCACAAACGAGTTTAAGCAGATCACAGACCCTGACTTCCCAGGCGCTGCGACTGTGGGTTATCTAGATGGTTACTTTGTTTTCAACGAACCTAATAGCCAGCGTATATGGGTCACGGCACTCCTAGATGGCACATCTGTAGACCCGCTTGATTTTGCAAGCGCTGAAGGCTCTCCAGACGGCTTGGTGGCGGTCAACGTCGATCACCGCGAAGCGTGGTTGTTTGGCACTGACTCAGTTGAAGTCTGGTACGACGTTGGCGGCACAGACTTTCCACTTCAGCGAATCCAAGGCGCGTTTAATGAGATCGGTTGTGTGGCTGCATTCTCAATTGCCAAACTAGACAACAGTTTGTTTTGGCTTGGCACTGACGCTCGTGGCCAAGGCATTGTTTACAAAGCCAATGGTTACACCGGACAAAGGGTTTCTACCCATGCCATTGAGTACGCAATTGCCCAATACGGCAACATTTCAGATGCTTTGGCTTACACATACCAACAAGAGGGCCACGGCTTTTATGTCCTAACTTTTCCAAGTGCCAACGCAACATGGGTGTATGACGCAGCTACGCAGGCTTGGCATGAGCGTGCGGGTTTGTTTAATGGCGCGTTTACACGCCACCGTTCCAACTGCCAGTGCAACTTTGGCGGTGAAACCGTTGTTGGCGACTTTGAGAATGGCAACATTTACACGTTTGACTTAGATGTTTACTCTGACAATGGTCAAGCCCAAAAATGGCTACGTTCATGGCGTGCCCTGCCTACTGGTCAAAACAACCTAAAACGCACAGCCCACCATAGCCTGCAATTAGATGCTGAGACTGGCGTAGGTTTGAGCAGCTTAACAACAGATCAGAATATTTTTCTTATTACAGAAAATGATGATCGGATTGTCACAGAAAGTGGTGAGCGCATTGTGGCGGGTGTCGAGCAAATCCCAACGCCTGCGCCACAGGTCATGTTGCGTTGGTCAGATGATGGCGGTCATACATGGTCTAACGAACATTGGACGTCCATGGGACGCATTGGCGAGTATGGCCACCGCACCATCTGGCGTCGCCTTGGTATGACTTTAAAACTGCGCGACAGGGTTTATGAGGTGTCAGGTACTGACCCCGTCAAGATAGCCATCGTAGGCGCAGAATTACAGGCAAGCCCGACAAATGCTTAATACCACCCAAATCCCTGCCCCTCGCGTGCCGTTGATAGACGAGCGCACGGGCACGATTTCGCGTGAATGGTTTCGGTTTTTAAACAATTTGTATACTATTTTGGGTGGTGGCGACGGTATTATTAACCCTATCAACGGTGGTACAGGTACAAACGCCATTCCTACAAACGGTCAATTATTGATTGGCGACACAGGCAAATACAAGCTAAACACGTTGACGCAAGGCACTGGCATTAACGTCACCAATGGCGCAGGCTCAATTACTGTCAATGTGGCAAACACTGGCGTGGTGGCAGGCAGTTATGGCACGGCATCTAGCGTGCCCAACTATGCGGTAAACGCGCAAGGGCAGCTGACCAGTTCGGTTAGCACCACAATTGCCATTGCTGCCAATCAAATTACGTCAGGTGAAGTGCCTATTCTTCGTGGTGGCACGGGCGCATCGACTGCATCAGGCGCTAGAACAAACCTTGGCCTTGGCACTATGGCTACCCAAAACATAGGCGCTTCGGGTACATTTACCACTGTAGATTTAAAGACCGTTACCGTTGTAAACGGTATTATCACAAGCATTGTTTAAGGAACGAAAATGGCCGTTAACATTTCACTATTTGCAGGCGCTGGCGCACAGTTTTTTGATAACAACGGTGTGCCTTTGTCTGGTGGCCTGCTCTACACTTATCTGGCTGGCACTACAACTGCAACAGCCACCTTTACTTCTTCCACAGGCTTGTCTGCCCACTCGAACCCTATCGTGTTGGACTCTGCTGGCCGTGTGCCGGAAGAAATCTGGCTGACAGCTAACACACTTTACAAGTTTGTTTTAGAAGATGCAGACAATGTTTTAATTGGTTCTTGGGACAATCTCCCTGGTGTTAGTAACGCCAACACTTTGGCCGCTGAATTGGCCAATCAGTCTGACATTACGCTTGGCGACGCTTTAATTGGGTTTAAGCAAACCTTTGCTCTGGGCATCATGCCTGGTGCTGTTGGCAAAACTTTAAACAACAAGATGCAAGACTTGGTGTCAGTCAAAGACTTTGGCGCTAAAGGCGACGGCACAACAGACGACACGGCGTCAATTCAAGCCGCCATTAACTTGGCTTGCACTTACGGTGGTAATGTCTATCTGCCCGCAGGCACATACAAGATTTCTGCTGCGTTAGTGTTCACCATGAACAGTAGTTTAGTAGACCCTGTTAAGCGCCCATCAATGTCTGGCGACGGCATGGCCGCCACAACTATCTTTCAAACGGCTAACGCCAATGGTATTGAAGTTATTGGCCATGACCCACAGCCAGCCGGTTACTCTTTGTTCCAAGACTTTACGCTTTACGGCTACCAAAAGAATAAGCTAGGTTTTGCCCTCAAAGACATTGCATTTGTCACGATCAACAACGTCTACATTGCAGGCTGGTCAACTGGCTTGTACGGCGCTAACGTCCTGTCGTCCACATTCAACGACTTGGTGATTCGCTTTAACGATGGTGGTTTTTACTTTGAACCCAACGCAGCGTTTGGGTTTGTGTCTGAACCCAACGCCATCATCATGTCTAACTGTACCGTTGGCAACAACGACTCTTACGGTGGTAAGGTCATCGGTGCAGGCACGTTTAACTACACTGGCGGCTCTATTGAGGCCAATGGTTTTGGCACTGACTTGTCTAGCGCAAAATGGGGCTTGGCCATTGTTGACGCAGGCGGCAAACTTGCCCAGCAAGCTGCTTGCGCGTTTAACATCAGTGGCGTCTATTTTGAAGCCAACGGTGGTCAAGCGCAGTTCCAAGTGCAACAGACAGTTTCACGCCCTGGCGTTACTGGCGTTCTTAACGCTTGTAGTTTTACCGTTGTTGGCACAAGCTATCCTCAACAACAAGTTTACTTGGCTGCGTCTAACCCTGCCTTTGCGTTCCCCATTACGTTTGAAGGCTGCGGCTGGGCTGGCTTGTCTGGCTACACCGCAAACGCAGGCCGTCCCACAATCAATAACGCAGGCAATGACTTTAAATTAGCCATTGTTGGCGCTAATTTTTACAGTGCGGTTGACCAATACAAACAAGGCGCACCAAACCGCTTTGAGGGTGTTGTTGAGGCGTCTGTCTATGCTGACTTGACTGGCACGCCAATCAGTGGCGGTGGTGGCGCTGGTACTTTGCAGGCGGTTTTAACTGCGGGCAATGTTTCGGCATTAAACGCCAAAATTGGTGGTGACGGCAGTACCACTGGCGTTGTTGTAGGTACAAACACCTATGGTGGCGTTCCTTACGCTGGTGTCGCTGCGTATCCCACAACTTTGTATTTAGCAAATGGCGGTGCAGCTGCTACCACTTACGCTGTTCAATTCATTAACGCAAACTTCCAACCAGCGGTTGACTCAGGCGCTGCGACTGCTTTGACTTTGGGTGGTGCTTCTAACAACTGGAACGGCTTCTATTTAAAGAACGTGTTTAACTGGAACGGCTACGGCATTCCAGCCCCAACAGGCGACACAACTAAGTTCTTACGCAACGACGGCACATGGGTGGCCGTATCTGGCACGGGCACGGTTACTAGCATCACCGCTGGCACTGGCTTGAACGGCGGTACGATCACAACCTCTGGCACGATCAGCCTGAACAACACAGCAGTGACCGCTGGCTCTTACACAAGCGCCAACATTACTGTGGACGCGCAAGGCCGTATCACTGCGGCTGCCAATGGCTCTGGTGGCACAACGCCCACATTGGCGCAAGTAACCGCAGTTGGCAACATCACGACGCTTAACGGCATTTTTGGCCAAACTTCAGCCGGTAACGGTATTGGTGTGGGTGGTGCGACGCCAGGTGGCCCTATGGGTCTTGCCACCTATGACGGCACAATGTTTTTGACCAACAACGGCACAGCAGCCACACCTCGTGCGGTTGATTTTAATGGTGCAAACTTCCAACCTAGCGCAGATGCAGGTGCAGCTAACGCTTTGGTTTTGGGTGGTGTTTCACGTCGTTGGAATGGCTTCTATCTTAGCAATAACTTTGTTTGGAACGGTTACAGCATTCCCCAGCCAACTGGCGACGTAACCAGATTCTTGCGCAATGACGGCACTTGGGCGACTGTATCTGGTTCTGGCACGGTTACTAGCGTCAGCGGTACTGGTACTGTTTCTGGCCTAACATTGTCAGGTACGGTCACATCTTCTGGCAGTTTGACCCTTGGCGGTACGTTGTCGCTTACAAGCGGTAACGTCACAACTGCTCTAGGTTACACACCTCTTAGCCCATCTGGCTCAGTAACAATCTCTGGCTCGACATTCCAATCGTCTGGTAGTTTGGTTGCGCTAGGCAACACCAGCGGTACAAATGGCGTGTTTGTTAATGGCGGGTCTGCGTTTGCTCCAAACACCGATGGCGTGATGACTTGCGGTTCTTCTGGCTTCCGCTGGTCAACGGTCTATGCTACGACAGGCACAATTAACACGTCTGACGCTAATCAGAAGACTGAGATTGCTGACCTTACTGCTGCTGAATTGGCCGTGGCTAGACGCATCAAAGGCTTGTTTAAGACCTTTAAATTTAAGGACGCTGTGGCGGCCAAAGGCGCAGGCGCACGCAAACACATTGGTGTTATTGCCCAAGACGTGCAGGCAGCCTTTGCCGCTGAAGGTCTGAACGCCAACGACTACGGCGTTTTCTGCTCAGACGAAGTAAACGGCGTAACCGTTCTTGGTGTACGCTACGAAGAATTACTGGCCTTTGTGATTGCCGCCCTATGATCAACCACCATTTCAGCGCAGGAGTCTACGCCAAAGAGACGCTGATACCGGCAGGGCATGTGCTTGTCCAGCACAAGCACAAATTTAGCCATCTGTCGATTTTGGCCAGTGGCTCAATTGAGTTAATGGTTGACGGTGAGCGCAAGATTATTCATGCGCCAGCCTGTTTGACTATTGAAGCTGACAAGCATCATGGCGTAAAATCGCTTACAGATGTTGTGTGGTATTGCATTCATGCAACTGAATGCACTGATTTGGATGAAGTTGACGAAGTTTTAATTGCGCCAGGCGATCAAGCCCAAGCGCAAGAACTGGCCAAGTGCCTACAGGAGAACTAATATGCCATGGATGGCCCTAGCAATTGGCGGTAGCGCCCTACTCGGTGCAAAAGCAGCTAAGAGTGCAGCAGGCACACAAGCTGAGTCTGCGGATCGCGCAACTGAACTTCAGCGCGAGATGTTTAACAAGCAACTTGAACTTCAACAACCTTTTCAAGAAGCTGGCGTTAATGCGCTAAACCGGATGCAGTCTGGCGATGTCATGGGCATGATGGATCCATCGTACAAATTTAGATTAGGCGAAGGTCTTAAAGCGCTTGACCGCCAAGCAGCCGCCCGTGGTGGTCTAATCAGCGGTGGGGCTTTAAAAGCCGCCCAACGCTATGGCCAAGACGTTGCGTCAACTGAGTTTGGCAACGCTTACAACCGCCTTGCAAGTATGGCAGGACTTGGCCAAACAGCCACAGGCGCTATGGGCGGCGCGGCAGGCCAGTTTGGTGCTAACGCAGGCAACTTAATGACTGGCGCAGGCGCAGCACGCGCTTCGGGTTATGTTGGTGGCGCTAACGCTTTGACAAGTGGTTTGGGTCAATACATGAACTACACGCAAAATCAAAACTTGATAAACCGTTTTGCGCCTCAACCAACCGCCGCTCCGTATAGCCCGCTGTATCAGAGTCAGATACCTGGTTCGGGAGTTTAATTATGGCCATTGATCCAAACATTGCTCTGGGCGTACGCGGCATTGAGTTGCAAAACCCCCTTAACGCGCTTGCGCAGTTTTCGCAAATTCAAAACGCGCAAAATCAAAACGCTATGGCGCAACTTCAAATGCGCGAAGCCGAAGCGGCTGCACAAGAGAAAAATATGTTGCGCAGGCTAGACCCTACCGCTGCTGACTATGAAAGCCAACTGTTTAAGGTTAATCCCCAGTTAGGTATCGCATTTCGCAAAGAAGCGGCGACTACTGCCGCGCAAAAAGCCGCTGAATCTAAATCTTTAACTGAAGCGGCAGCGTCAAAACAAAAATTATTAAACCAAGCCTTGCGTGATATTAGTGGCCGCCCATCGGACGCCAACATTATTGCGCATACAGAAGACATTCAGTCATCACCGCTATTTTCAACGGAAGAAAAAGCAAAGGCTTTGGCTACGCAACAAAGATTGTTGTCAATACCTTTTGCGGAACGCCAGATGTATTTAGCGCAACAAGGCGCTAGTGCAAGCGAATTAAAACCCTCAACGCAAACAGTCAACCGTGCCGGCGCCACAGACATTGTGCGATTGCCTGCGTTTAGTGGCGCGCCTACCACAGTTGGCTCTTACGCGGATGTGCCTTTGCCCGCCGACGTGCAAGCGCAAAAGATAGCAATTGCACAGCAGAGCCGGCCACCGGCCCAGCCTGTTGCACCAACAGTTACACAAATTGTTGACCCTACTAACCCAAAGCAAATGATTTCTGTTGACGCTCGTCGTTATCAAGGTGGCGGCGTTGGATCCCCAGGCGTTATTGGTGTGGGCGGTAAAGAACCCGGCGCTGGCAGTTTAAGACCTTTAACCGAAGGACAAACAGTTAAATTGCGTGCTGATGTTGCTAAAGATTACAAAGCGGCATCAACTGCATTGTCGCAAATAGATGACTTATTAACTTCTGCTGATGCGGTAAAAACATCACCAGGGCTATCCGCAGCCACAGGCTTCACAGGTAAATTTTTACCGTCGTTCCCTGAAGGCGGCGCAGCGCAAGCAGAAACACGTTTGGCTAACTTACGCGGTAAAGTAACCGCGCTAGGCAAAGCGACAGCGGCCATGTCAGGCGCTATTGGATCTATTGCCAATCAAGAATGGAAAATTTTGGCTGATCAAATTGCAGTGCTAGATGAGGTCAAAGGTAAAGGACCGTTGCTTGAGCAGATTGCATTGCTAGAAGAACAAGCCAAAGGCGCCGCCGCACGTATCCGCGATACGTATGAAAAGTCACGCGCTGAAGATTTTGAGCGCTTCCCTCAGTTCCGCGATTTACCAGCACCAAAAGCACCTGGCGGCAACGCCCCCGCCGCAGGCACTGGTGGGTTTAAATATCTTGGAAAAGAGGGTGGATAATGGCTACCAAATACCGTGTTCAAGGTCCAGATGGTGCGGTTCACGTCTTTGAAGGGCCGGACGACGCAACGCCTACGCAAATAGAAGCATTTGCAGCCCAAACCTTTGGTGCGGCCCCTAAGCCCACCGCGACTCCCGCGCCACGCGGTAAAGCTGGTATGTTTGACGTACTGTCTGCACCGTTTGAAATGGGTATGTCGCTTGCGGCCAAGCCACGCAAAGAACAAGTAGAGTTTGTTGCGCCTGCTGTTGAGGCGCTAGGTAGCGCTGGTGGTGCAATTGTAGGGACTGGTGCAGGTCCATTGGGCACAGTAGTCGGCGCTGGCGCCGGTTATGCGGGCGCTAAAGAGTTGTTGCGTCTGGCCGCTGGCGAAAGTGGCAAAGAAACACTTCCGCAATCGGCTGCACGCCAAGCACAAAACGTGCTTGAAGGCGCAACAATGGAAGCCTTTGGACGCGGCGTTGTAAGCCCTGTTATTACCAAAGGCGCTGAGTACGCAAACAAACTTAAAAACATCAAACTTGACCAATACATTAAAGCTGTTGGTGACAAAGGCGAAGAAATTGTTAACGCATTGCGTGGTCGCACACAAATTGTTCCAGGCACATCCCCCACCGCCGGCGAAGTCGCTGCGCCTGTGGGTAGTGTAGGGCTATCTGTATTGCAGTCCCGCGCCCGTCAAGTGCCAGGCACTGCGGATATTTATGCGGGCAAAGAAGCGCAGAACATTGTCGCCCGCCAAGCGCAAGAAGCGCGTGCGGTAGATAAATTTAATGCGTCCAAGCAACGCATCCAAGCAAAAATTGATCGCGGATTAGTTAACGTGACGCCTGGCGAAGTTGGCGGCGCGCTGATCGACGCGGCCAAGGCTGAACAAAATGCAGTAAAAACAAAAGTAGTGAAGCCCGCCTACGATGCGGCGTTTGAGGCCGCTGGCGATGTAAAGATTGACGTATCAAAAGTTGTAAACGAAGCCGAACGTATCCTTGATCGCAAGCTGTCAAGTTTTGCCACTGAAACTGCGCCGGATACTGTGCGCAAACTGCGCGGGTTTGTACCTTCTGTGCCTGAAGCGGAAGCAGTGTCTATTGGCAAAGCAGGGTTTAAAGCAGCTAAAGCGCCTACACCCCCGCCAGCAACGCCAGAAGCAACGCTGTTGCAACTTGATGATGTTCGCAAAGCCATCAATGCAGACATTGCAGCAGCGTCATCAAGCAACGCGCCCATGGCGGCCACAACCCTGCGCAATTTAAAGCAGTTACATGCTGCAATTGACGACGCGGTTAAGTCAAGCACCACTTTACCTGACGAAGCTAAAACGCTGTACAAAGGCGCGCTGGACACCTACCGCACACAATACGCGCCGCGCTTTAAAGAAGGCATCAACGCCAACTTGTTTAAGCAAACAAACTTGCAAGAAACCAAAATCAAACCAGAAGACGTTGTTAGCAAATACTTTCAACCCAAGGGTGAGAGCGAGGCCAAAGACTTTTTGCGTTTGTTTGACAAAAACCCAGACGCAATGAAAATTGCCCGCACGGGTATTGAAGACCTATACCGCCGCGAAGTAACAGACGCTGCGGGCCGTGTAACACCTGAGTCGCACGCTGCGTTTATGAAAAAGTACGCGGAGCCGCTTAAAATTCTTGACGGCGCGGGGATGAACATTACGCAACGCGTTGGTGTTGTTGCCAAAGACGCCGCTCGTTTAGCAAAAATTGATGAACTTGCAAAAGCCAGCGGTAACAAACTAGGACCCGCTTTGCCAGCCGGCGTTAACGCGCTTGCAGTTGAGCAGCGAATTGGTGACTTGACTAGAAGTTTTACGCCTGAACAACTTAGCCATGTAAACGCAGTAAGGCAAGACTTATTGCGCGAAGGTGAATACCAGCGCTTGGTAAAAGCAGGCGCTGACGCCGGGGCTAATATTAAAAATTTAGCTACCAAAACTGGTCAAGAAGCTGGCTTGCCATTACCAAACTTTTTGTCAGTACCAATCACTGTTTTTAACAATGTTGTTAAACGCCTTGCATTGCGCATGGACGACAAAATTGCGTTAGAAATTGCGAGAGAGTTAACTAGCCCCGCTTTAGCCGCTGATCAAATTGAGGCTGCTATTAAACTGCAAGCGGCTCGTCGTGCGGCCACGCCTGGCGCCGGCACTGCCGCAGGGTTGGCGGGCACTAGGGCGCTTGGTGCTGAAATGTCACGTCGCGCTGAACCTGAAAACCAAAACGCATTGGCTCGGTAATGGACACGCAAGTTCTTTTTAACATCGCGGTAAGTCTGGCGGGGTTCTTAGGTGGCTGGGTGCTGAACAACATCTACCGATCACTGGAGCGCTTAGATACTGACGTGCGGGCTATGCCTTTAAACTACGTCACCCGCGACGACTACCGCGCTGACATGCGCGACATTAAAGAAATGCTTGGCAAAATCTTTGACAAACTGGATGGCAAAGTTGACAAATGATCATCGACCCCATCACGGCGCTTGAGGGACTACAGCAAGCCATAGGACTTGTCAAAAAGGCAAGTAAAGTAGCCAACGATCTAGCGGGCCTAGCGCCCATGATCGCTAAAATGTTTGACGCCAAAAGCGTGGCCACCAAAGCCATGGTGGAGGCCAAACGCTCTGGCAACAAGTCAAACCTTGGCACAGCTTTGCAAATTGAAATGGCGCTTGATGAGGCCAAACGCTTTGAGGCCGAATTACAGATGCTTTTTATGCAGACGGGCCGCATAGACGTGTGGCAAAAAATCAAAGAGCGCCAGCAGCAGATGGACATTGAAGACGCGCATCTAGCGCGCCAAGCTAAGGCCGAAGAAAAGAAACGCAAAGAAGAAGAAGATGAACAACTGGCATGGGCGATTGGCATTGTGACCCTTGTTTTACTAATTGGCGCCGTTGGCTGGGGTATTGCTGAAATTTCAGAAGTTTGCGCCAGAATGCGGTGTGGTCGGTGAATGAGTACCAGAAACAATTTGACCTGTTTCTCAAAGTGTTTGTGCGCCTGTGCATCGCTTGGTGGGTGCTTGGGTTTTTGCGGTTCTTGCCTGATGATCTGTCAGACAAGATTGTCAATAAATTACTTGGAATGATTGGACTAGGATAATGCTGACTTTACTTTCAACCCTAATTTCTTTCCTGATGGGCGGCCTGCCCAAGTTGTTGGACTTCTTTCAAGATCGGTCTGACAAACTGCATGAACTGGCGTTGGCTAGGATGCAAATTGAGCGTGAGTTGGAATTGCGTAAGGCGGGCTTTGAGGCTCAAGAGCGCATTGAACACATCCGCACAGAGCAGTTGGCCACCGAAAGCGCGGCCACCACCCAGCAAGTTTTAATTGGTGCGCAGCAAGCCGAGATGCAAGCCATTTACGCCCACGATGAAAGTTTAAACGAAGGCACTAGCCAGTGGATGCGTAACCTACGCGCCAGCGTTCGCCCTGTCATTACCTACGGTTTCTTTTTCCTGCTAGTTTTTGTTGACGTTGGCCTGTTTGCCTATGGCTGGCACAATGGCGTTAGTTTTGTAGAGTTGGCCGAGATGCTGTGGGACTCTGACACCCAGGCGTTGTTTGCGTCCATCATTGCGTTTCACTTTGGCGGTAGAGCGTTTGGCAAATGAACGTCTCGCCCAAAGCCATTGAGATGATCAAGCACCATGAGGGTGTTCGATTCAAACCGTACCAGTGCCCAGCAAAGCTGTGGACAATAGGAGTTGGCCATGTTCTTTATCCGAATCAAATCAAGATATTATTGGCTGAAAGGGGCGCTTACGCGCTTCACACTGAGGACAATCGGACTTTTACGAAAGAAGAAGTAGATGGAATTCTTAGGGCTGATCTTGACCGTTTTGAGCGTGGGGTGGAGCGCTTCTGCCCTGTCCCTCTTACACAAGGTATGTTTGATGGCCTCGTTAGCTTTAGTTTTAACGTCGGTCTGGGAACACTCCAGCGTTCGACGCTTCGTCAGAAGTTGCTTCGTGGCGACAAAGAAGGCGCTGCCGAAGAACTTCTAAAGTATTGCATGGCGGCAGGAAAAGTCCTCAGAGGCTTGCAAACCCGCCGCATAGACGAGCGTCGCCTATTCCTTAGTTAACGCCCTGTACGCCTCAATAGCGGTCTTCAGATCGCATTGCAGTTGCTGTATGCGGTCGTCTTGCTCACACAACTTGGCGTAGGCTTCTTCGGCAAACTTGGCCAAGTTAGCCTGGCTCCATGTTTGAAAGTCTGGCCTGTTAATCATTGGATTCCTTCTTAGACGGCGCGTCTAATTCAAGGCGGTAATACTTAGCCGGCATCTTGGCGTTCTTATCCAGTTGTTTGCGCAGCCATTCAGCGCCGCCAAGTTCTTGCAAGATCATCCAGTGCCTATCTGACATTCGGACTTGTCGGCCTAACAGGGGTTCAGGTGGTTTTGGTCTTGGCATTTATCTAACTCTCCGAAGCGGCATGTCCATAACGCGCTCTGGCGGTGGGGGTGTCATTTTTTCAGAAGGTGGTGTCCAACCATGCTTGCGCCAGATGGCCTGCACGTCTGAACCAGAAGACCATTTGAAATCTTTGTTTGGCATAGACGGGTAGCTAATCTTTGAGTAAGGTGGTTTTTCTAGCATTGTGTTGCTCCTTTAAGTAGTTCTAATCTTTCCCGTGCTACGCGCAGGGTGTTGTAGCGCTGGTGAAGGCGCTGAAGCATGGTAACGCGCTTGGCGCCGTCACGTTCTTCGTTAAGCAGTCTGAGGACGTCTTCCTCGCTCATCCTGCTAAGTTCATTGTTAAGGCTTCGCCAAGTAGTTGTCAATTTTCTTCTCCAATTCAGTAATTGTCCCGCGCACGCGCATGAGCGCCCGCACTGCGGCGTTGGCTTCGCGGTCGCGTATGCGCAACTCAGCTTTGGCCACTTTAAGTTTGGCCTTCCATAAATCAAATCGTTTCACTTTAATTCCTCCATTGCAATATCAGATATGGCGCGCTTGTCGTGCAAAGCCGCCCAAATTTTTTCATCCACCGTTTTGCTGGTCAATAAGATGTAGCACCACACAGGGTGTTGTTGCCCGCTGCGGTGCAAACGACCAATGGTCTGCTCGTACAGTTCCAGACTCCACGGCAACGACAGAAACACCATGTGACAGCCGCCGTGCTGTAAGTTAAGCCCGTGGCCTGCTGACTTTGGATGGACGGCGAGCAGTCGTATTTTGCCTTCATTCCATCGCTTGATGGCGTCGGTGTCGTCAAGGGTGGTGACGTTAAAACGTCGCTTGAGTTCGGCAAGTTCTTCTTGGTAGGTGTAGGCGATGATGGTGTTGGCATGTTGGTTTTCGTTCAATAGTTCTTCTAATCTTTCAAACTTGTGCATGCTC